ACGATCATCTCAGACCCCCCGCCCCACGGCCTCGAACGAGAACGGCGCGATGTCCCCCACCGCGCCCCCGAGCTGGAGGCGCAGGACCTCGGCCTTCGTCATGTAGCCGGACCCCGTGGAGGTCGAGCCCTCGGCGATCGTCTCGGGCAGCACCACCACCGCGACGTCCGAGACCGCCACGTTGTCGAACAGCACGGGATCGACCTCGCCCACCCCCTGCCGGAGGAACCCGCTCCCCGTGATGCGCCCCATCTTGAGGCCGCCGCGCCGCACGCGGGAGGCGTTCCCGAACACCGTCGCGTCCAGCGACTCGGCCTCCTTGTCGACCGCCACCTGGTTCATCTGGCCGCTGAGGTCGTACCCCGCGGTGAACACCTGCGCGTCCTTCAGCACCACGCTCATAGACTCCCCTCCTCGCCGCACCCCGCGCAGACCCGGCCGCCCGGCGCCCCCATCCGGGGGGCCTCGATCCAGGCGTGCCGGTGCGCCTCGTCGTCCTGCGCCGCCGCGGGCTCCGGCGCCGCCGCGCCCTCGAGCTCCCGCAGCAGGGCGTCGGCCCCCGCGACGATCGCCACGGCCTGGGCCCGGATCGCGACCAGTTGCTCGAGCGTCACGACGACGTCGCCGCGTCCCGCACGACCTGGTAGTTGCACCCCACGACCGCCCGCCCGCCGGCGTCCGGCCCGAGGTCGAACGGCGACTGGAGGGCCTGGACCCACCGGAGCTGGATTCCGTTGACCGCTCTGCTCGCGCCGTCGAGCGCGTAGAAGATGTCGCGCGACTTCTTGAGCGCCGAGTCGAGGCGCGGAGCCCGCGCCAGCACCTGGACGCGCTCGACCTCCGCCAGCATCTGGCCCGCGGACGCCGCCATCGCGCGCACGGGCTCGAGCCCTCCGTAGTGGATCACGGCCACCGCCTCGTCCGGGTCGCTCGGCAGCATCCCCTTGAAGAGGTCGGTCCCGAGCGTCCCGTGCCCGCCCGTCGAGATGAGGTCCGCCACGTCATCGAGCAGCAAGCGCCTTGACCTCCCGCTGCACGTCGGCCGCGAGCCTCACGCCCATGCCGGGCACCGCCTCGAGGAGCGGCTTCTCCAGGTACTTGAGGGGCCGCAGCCCTCGGCGCCCGATCGCGCGCGCGAGCGGGTAGAGGGCGTCCTCCGGGATGCCGTGCCGGCGCGCCCAGCCCTGTAGCGCCTCGGGCGGCGGCATGAAGGGCGGACGCCCGACCGCCGGGCCCGTCCCCTCGTGCACGTACAGCGCGTACCGCTGGGCCGCGCCCCCGTACCCGAGCGTCACGACGACCCCCAGGGCGTCGGCCTTCGGGGCCTGGACGTGCCCGCTCGCCCGCAGGACCCCCATGTCGACCGGCACGAACTCGCGCTTCGAGCGCGTCATTACGCGCTCGCCCTCGCGGTACAGGGCGGAGCCCGCGAGCTTCGGGCCCGCGGCCCTGGCGCGCCTGAGCGCGGCCCGGAGCCTCTCGCCCCCCACCAGCACCGTCCTGGTCTCCGCCACCCTACGCCTCCGGCCCGCCGTTGGCCGACCACTCGGGGTTCAGCCGCACGGCGCGCCCGTCGTCGGCCCAGACCCCGCGCCCGAAGCCCCGCACGAACGCCCACATCACGCCGGCCAGCGCCCCGGACTCCACGCCGCTCATCGGGTCTGCCAGCAGGCTCTCGCGGAACACGTCGTCCGCCATCTTCTTCTCTCCGACCTCGAGCCGCGACCCGTCGTCTAGCAGCCAGTACCCGAACTGGTACGGGAAGTCGTGCACGACCGCGCCCCGGTTTCCGCGCCCGCCCGCCAGCAGGTACGCGAGCGGCGCGCGCGGGACCGACGCGAGGTCTGTGACGAACTCCGCCGGCACCAGCACGACCCGGCCGCCCAGCGCCTCGCTCCGGTACCGGAGGGGCGCGAGCGTCATCCAGACCGCGCGGCGCCGCGCCCACCCGACCTGCCGGACGTCGAGGTCGCTGAGGAACCCGCTCGCCACGGCTCTATTCTACCGCCCCGGGGCGCTGGGGCCGCGGCCGGTCCCGAAGGGGCCTCACGCCAGGTACGCCACCACCGTGACGCCCCCGAGGTCGTCCGGCAGGCGCTGGACATCGAGGAGCCCCGGCCGCCGCACCGTCTCCTCGGTCGACCGAACGTCGTCGGTCGAGAGCGTGACGCGGTCGTGGACGTCGAGCTCGACGATGTCGACGAACCAGACCGTCCGGGTCGAGAGCACCTGCTCGCCCCGCGCGTCCCGCACCAGGCGGTGGCGCCCCGCGACCCGCGCCGTGTGGGCGACGTCCGCCCCGTAGGTCGGCTCGCCGTACCCGTCGACGCCCGTGCGCAGCGCGACTTGGACGGTCTGGCGGCAGAGGGCGCGGAGCTCGCGCAGCACTACGCGCTCCGTACCTTGATCAGGATCGGGTCGGCCGCCGGAAAGAACACGACCTTCCCCAGGACGTTCTTGACGTGGAACCGCAGGGTGTAGGGGCTCAGGCCGACGCGGAAGTGGCAGCTCGTGCAGACCGTGAACCCGACGTGCCCGCACGAGGCCGTCACCTCGGTGATGGTCCCGGTCGAGGTCGTGACGACCGCCCCGGAGCGGTCGTGGTACCACGCCGACACGGTGTCATTCGCGCTGAGGCTCAGGCTCGTGGAGCAGACCAAGAGCTGGAAGTCCAGCCGCCCGGTCCAGCCCTCGACGACCTCGACGTAGTCTCCCATCACACCACCTCTACCGTACGGCCGCCCAGCAACACGGCTTCCCGGCTCGTGTCGAGCCGCACGGCGGTGCGGCCGCCCAGGAAGGCGACCTTCCGGTTCGTGTCGGTCGTCCCCATCGCCCCGACGAGGCTCTCCATCGGGATCACGGCTGTGGCGTACTGGGTCGCCGCCCCGTCGTCGTACTCGTACGTGACGGCGATGAGGGCGGAGATGTTGTTCGTCGTGAGGCCGGTGCCCGTCGTGATGTCGAAGTACACCGAGAGGGCGAGCGTCGCGGAGTCCGCGGCGGGGAAGTTCGCGGCGAAGTGCGCCGTGAAGTCGAACGGCCCCAGCACCCCGCTCATGTTCTCGCCGGAGTTCGAGATGTCGTCCAGCTCCGAGATCGTGGTCGCGGCCACCCCGTTCACCGAGCACGCCACGCGGTGCTCGCCCACGGTCGCGCCGGTCGCCGTGCTCATGTCCGAATACGCGACCCAGACCTGCACCGACCGGAACGTGCGCGAGGAGTTCTCGGCGTAGACGGTGATCGTCGGCAGAGCCGTGAGGATGGCGTCCGCGATCGAGGCGTCGCTCTTCTCGGTCGCGAACCACAGTGTCTTGGTGCGGAGCGCCACCCCCCTACGCCTCCGCGCTGCGCCACTTAATGCGCAGGATCACTTCCTTGGGGTGGTCGGGGTCGCGCCCGAGGACGTGGAGCTTCACCGAGCGCCCGTCGACGTTGAAACGCTCGACGAGGTTGACCGCTTGACCGGCCTGCCAGGCGTCCCACGCCTCGTCGAGCATGGCGGCAGCGCGCTGCTTGAACGCGGCGGGGACAGGCACAGAGACTCCCCTACGTCGTGATCGTGACGCAGGCCGTGAGCTGCCACGTCTGCGTGCAGGTCTTGGTCCCGTAGTCCGCCACGCTCCGGAACAGCATCGTGCCGGATCCCGTGCTGGTGGCGTTCGTGAGCCCGATCTCGTTCCAGTCCACGTTCCCGCGGGCCGTGCTCAGGATGCCCCGGAACTCGAGCACGTTCGTCGCGATGCTCGGGTACCCCGACTCCATGGTGGAGTTGTGGCACGTCAGGGTCAGGCCCTGGAGGTGCGTCTGCGTGGGCCCGTGCGCGGTGCACGAGGTCGAGACCCACAGCACCGCCCCCGTGCTGCCGTAGTAGGCGTTCGTCGAGTGCGCCCCGACGATCATCTGGCTGATCAGGTTGCGCGCGGCCTGCACGATCGGCATCTCAGGTCTCCTTGTCCGCTCGCTCCGGGCCGAGCGCGAAGTGCTCTTCTGTGACGATCTCCTCGACCAGGCAGGGCTCGTCCCCGCTCCGGTCGAACTTCTCCACGTGCAGGCGCAGCCGCACGCGCGCCCCCAGCTCCTCCATCCGCCTCAGCGAGTCCATGTTAGCCTCCCGTCACACCGCGCTCCGGTACCGCTCGAGGAGGTGCTCCTCCTCGCGCTCGCCCGGTCCCGCGTACGTGACCCCCAGGTCCCCGACGCGCCGCGACGTGACGTCCTGCCCGCCTCCGACCCAGCGTTGGGCCTTCAGGAGCACCGCCTGCTCGAGGTCGTACGGGAGCGAGCGCGCCGTCGAGGTGGTGCCCCCGGCCGTGGTCCAGACCTCCGAGCAGGTGGCGGCCTCCGGGAACACGTACCCCGCCACGTACTCGACCAGCCACGGGCGCTCCTCGCGGCCCGGCAGGTACGAGCGCGTCAGCCCCAGGCTGAAACATGTCTCGGCTGCCGCCCCACGGTTGGTCCACGACCAGCCGGCGTCGCGCGCCAGCAGACCGGCCTCCGCGTCTTCGATCACGTAGTCGGTCGAGCAGAACTCCGTCGCGTCGCAGGTCGCCGTGCTGTCGAACATCCGGAGCACGGCCCGGAGCGGGTAGCGCGAGAGCGCGAGGCGCCGGCCCCCGTACGCCGCCACCGATTCGCTGTAGACCTGTGCGAGCAGCGGGCGCCCCACCACGGCCTCAGCCCACGCGGTGGCGCGGAGCAGGAGACTCCGGTGGCGCTCGTCCTCGGAGGTCGCGGTCGTACCGAGCGCGTCCCGGAGCTCGCACGTCAGGCTCGCGCCCGATGTGCTGCTGGCGGTCGCGCACACCCAGAGCATCAGGCGCCGCCCCCGCGCGTCCAGACCCAGACAAACTTAAGCAGCCCGGGCAGGAGTCCCGACGCCGCGACGAGCCCTGCGCTGAGCAGCGCGATAGCTCCGAGGATCCGCGCCTGCCAGCGCTCGACGGCGCCGAGGCGGGTGTCGTGCCCAGCAAGCGCATCCCGGAGGTCGTCCGCCAGCTTCGCGACCCGGGCGTCGAACGCCTTGGCTTGGTCGCGAAGGACAGCGCGGTCCTCGGCGCGGTACTCGCGCTCCTCCCGGGTGTGCTCCTCGTAGAGGCGGAGCAGCGCCGCCGTGTTCGCCCGGACCTCGCCGAACTCCTTCGGGTCGATCTCGCTCACGTGACCCCCCAGCTCCTCAGCAGACGCCCGCGCCGGAAACCCTGCCGGTTCTCGACCCCGAGCTGGTAGAGGGCGCCGCCGTTCGTGCACCGGATCTCGAGGTCGTCGCCCCGCAGCGCGAGGCGCCGGCCGTCCGCCGTCGCCACCACGTCCCGGTGGATCAGGATCGCGGGGAACCACGGGGACGTCACCTCGAGCGATCCGTCCTCGTGGACCGCGAACGTCAGGCGCGGGCGCTCGAGGCCGATCACGCGCGCCGCCCCGAGTCCTCGACCCAGTCGCACGTCGGGGCTCGGCCGGTCATGCGCCCGTCGGCCCCCAGCGCGCCCCGGTCGCGCCAGACGGGGCGCCCCGGGTCGTCGGCGTCCGGGTCCACGACGACGAGGTCACGCCCGACCCAGACGCCCCGCACCCGCCGCGCGTTCACGGCGTAGTCGACCACCACCCCGTAGGTCGGCGGGACGCCTGCCGCGCCCTCGAGCACGACCGGCTGCGCCCCGAGGGCGCGCCACTCGGCGACGGGCGGCATCCCGGAAGGGGCGCACGGCGCCGCCGCGGGCCGCACCGTGGCGCACCCCGCGACCGCGAGGAGCAACAGCGCTCCGACGGCGACGGCCGGCCGGCTCCGGAGGCCGACCGCCGCCGCCCTCGCCCCGCCCGGACTCTCGCCCGCGCGAAGTCGCACCGCCCTACCCCGTCGTCTCGTAGTCGATCTGCACGGCCGAGCGCGCCGACACCGAGCAGGTCGAGAGGTTCTGCTGGAGCAGCACGTCGGTCCCCGCGGCGAGCGCCGCCTGCGTGATCGCCGACCCGGCCGTCCGGACGCCCCGCGCGATCGCGGTGCTGGCGGCCTTGAGCCCGATGTCCCCGATGCAGGTCCCGGCGTTCCCGTAGAGCGTCAGGTTATCGCACGTCGCGTTCTGCCAGGCCCCGAGCGTGACGTGCGCGATGCGCGTCACGTTGATGTTGACGCCCGGGCGCCACGCGACGATCGCGGTCGTGCCGGCCGCCGCGACGCCCGCCGCCTCGGTCGAGGTCGCGGCCTCGCAGAACAGCAGGACCGAGCGGCTCCGGAGGTTCGCGGTCGCCTTCTCGCTCGACACGACCCCGTCCCCGATGTCGCAGGCCGCGACGTCCTGGCTGACCGCCCCCTCGCTCTTCAGGACCGGCCGCGCTCCGTGGTTCCACCACCCCGCGTACGCCATCGCTCTCCCCCTACGCCGACGCCCAGGCCGAGACCCCGACGAGCGGCTGGGCCGCCGCGTCGGCGGTCGACGTGGTCTTCAGGCTGACGCCCCAGGCGTTGAGGCCGACGAACACCTCGACGGCCGCGCACGCCAGGAACGCGCACTTCGTGGTGGCGGCGCACCCCTGGAGGTCGTAGAACAGGCGCGGGCCGCACGAGTTGTAGAGCCGAACCCCGGCCGACATGAAGCCGAAGCTCAGGTACGAGGCCGGTGCGTCCCCGCACGTCGCCATGTAGTGGGCCGTCGAGTACCCCATCGACTCAGGCATGCCTACTCCCCCCTGCGCCGGGTCCCGGGCTCCAGGAGCGGGGCGCCCCGCACCTCGAGCGGCGGCCCGCCCGGCTGCTCGACCCGCGCCCCCACCACCAGGATCCCGTGGGCTCGCCCGTACTCGACCGTCGCGCCCGCGGCCTCGACCGCCAGCGTGTCGGTCGGGGCCTCGAGCTCGATCACGACCCGGAACGTCTGCCGTTTCTCGTCAGTCACCGCTGCCTCCCGCCCCGAAATGCGGGCAACTGTACGCTGCACCCTCATGTCCCGAAATACGGGCGCACGTCATGTATCCTCGTTCAGGACGACACGCCCGCCTTTTGACCGCAAGTCCATCACCTGCCCCCAGTACCCGTTCTCCTGGAGCGCCCCGTCAATCGTCTGGAGCTCGGCGATCAGGGCGTTGCGCCGCGTCGTGAGGGCCTCGGCCCGCTTCCGGAGCTCCGTCATCCGCAAGAGCCCGCCGTTCGGCTCGGTCTCGTATCCGTAGCGCCAACGCTGCTTCAGCAACGCGCACTGCTCCGGGAGCCTGACCGTGATGCCGCGCGCGTGCGCGACGCCCAGCAGATACTCGACGCACGACTTCTGCCAGTCGTACTCGGTCCCCACGATGAGGTCGATCCCGAAGATCCCGAGCTCCCGCACGCCGTACCGGCCCGCCAGCCAGCGGCGGAAGGCCGCGGGGTCCGCGATGAGGGACTTCGCGCTCGCGTTGTCGAGGCCGCCGCGCCCGTTGTTCGGCAGATCGTTCTCCACGACCCCCAGCGCCCCGACCCGCGGCTCCTCGCCCGCCGCGCGTCGCCCCAACTCCTCGACCTCGGCGTCGACCTGCCGGTCGAACTCGTAGATCGCGGCCGCCACCATGAAGGCGACCGTGGAGGTGAAGTAGTCGACCCCCGCCACGCGCTCGATCACGCGCGCGAGCGGGTAACAGACGCTGGTCGGGACCGAGGGCTCGTGCCCCGACATGTAGACCGGGATGCCGCACTGCTGGAGCCACGCCGGGTGGTCGGTCCCGGGGACGTTGTCCTCGCGCCAGTTCGCGTGGATGTCGAACCATCGCGTGGCGCGCGGGATGTGGCGGTAGAGCTGGTTGAGGCCCCACACCTCCCACTCGGGGTCGTCGAACGGAGCGAGGTTACGGCTCGAAGCCGCGAACCCGCAGACCGCGATCTTCTTGCGCGCGGGTTCCGGGACCTTGACGACCCCGTCCGGGCCGTCGACGACCGAGACCCTGTACCCGGTCTCGGCGGAGTGGTTCGGGTCTACGCCGGTCGCGCCCGGCGCCTGCTCTGCGAAGGTCTTGTGGGAAGACATACGGTCGGAGCCTCCTCGATGTCTCCTGGGTTCACTGCTCGCTCCGGCCCTTCTTGGCCGGCGCACGCGCCACCATTTTGTGGGCGGGTGGCCCCTCGACGAGGGGCGGCATCTTCGCCACCCCGCGCTCGACGAGCGCCCGCGCCATCCAGTCCTCGAACGACGCCGTCTCGCCCGGGTGCCAGAGGGCACCGGACTGCGGGTCCGTCAGGCGCCGCAGGAGGACGACCTCCGTCACGCGGCCCACGCCTTGCGCCTGAGGCCGATGCCGACGAGCGGGCCCCAGAGATGGGACCCGCCCGCCCTCACGAAGTCGGACATCCTACGTCGCGCAGCCCGAGGTGACGAGGATCCGCTTGCTCGGGCTCGTCGAGGCGGGCGCCTCGCCCGGCTCGCCGAAGATCGCAGCGGCCGAGAGGTTGATGTGTGAGACACCGTTCACGTCCGTGCTCCCGCCGGTCGACCAGGTGTGGAACCGGAGGATCGGCCGGAGGTACCGCTTGGCGCCCGAGAGGTCGAACACCGCGCCGGGGCCCGCGTAATAGGCGATGCCCGAGGACGTGGTGCCCGACACGATCGACTCGCCTGCCGACGTCGAGGTCGCGGTCGACGCCAGGACGGCGCCGTGCCCGATCTCGGTGCTGTTCCCGACGTCGCGCTGGACCTCGGTGTAGAACAGGCCGCCGGTCGAGGTGCTGGTTGTCTGGCGCCAGAACCCCGAATTGGTCAGGAAGTCCTGGGTCGAGTACGCAGTGAAGGTCCCGCCCGACGCCGAAGCGTGCTGGACGCCCGCCGAGAGCGCCATGTAGGTCACGAGCTTCGTGGCGGTGCTGCACGCCACGACCTGCCCAACGGCGACCGGCGCGATTAGGAGAGAATTGTACTGCCGCTGGAGCCCGAGCCGATCGATGATGTGGCCAGGGAACCAGCCCGAGTCACCGAGCGCCGAGGTCTGACCGGCTTCCGCGCAGGTGTAGGTGTCGATCGCGCAGGAGTAGATCTTGGCGCCGTGCGTGAAGCCTGGCACCACCTGCATCTGGTGTGCGTCTCGAGTGATCATCTGCTCCCCCTCCGCTCCGTGTTCGTGCCCGGGGCGTCCCCGCCCCGGGCGTTTCTCTCGCTCACCTCAGCTCAGGTCTCTTACACGCTGCCCGGCTGCCAGGCGACCTGCGTCAGGACCGCGACCGCCTTGTCGTGCCGGAGCCCGAGGTCGTGCTCCGCGATCGCCCGCACGACCGTCTGGTCCTGCGAGTACGCGGCGATGACGCTCGAGCCGTCGTGGTAGGCCGCTTCCTGCGAGGCGTCCACGATCAGGTTCATCGCCTCCCCGATCACCACCTGGGCGAAGTCCACCAGGTAGATCTCGGACTTGTTGCTGCTGGTCCCGACGTTGACCGGGACGCCGGTCGTCGCGGCGAACGGGAAGCCGAAGAACCGGCCGGTCGCCATCTCGTCGCGGAAGACCGAGAAGCCGTTCGTGTTCTGGAGCGTCCGGAGGTACATCTCGGTGCGCGGCGCCCACACCCAGCCGGGCGCAATCATCGGGATGTTGGCCTCCAGGAGCTTGAGGATCAGGCTCCCGATGTCGCTGAACGTGTTCGCCACCGACGCGGTACCGTTCGCCGCCAAGATGTTATCGGCGTGCGCCCAGTACCGGAGGCCGCGCGGCGTCGACTGCGTGCCGTCGTCCCGGATGAAGGCCGCGTCCTCGCGGACCCGCATGGCGTTCACGACGTCGTCCCGCACCATCGCGTCGGCGCCGGGGCTCGAGTACCGGAGCAGGTCGTTCGACATCGGGACCAGC